TTTTCACGCGTTTTTCCTTGGATCATAAATTCCCTGCGGTTTCCTTGACCATCAAATTCGTTATCGAATGAATACATAAATGTTTGTGGTGCAAGTCCACTGTCGACATATTTTTTTGCCAGTTCCTTAAAATATTGGTCTCCAAGTGGTGGTTTTTTGCTTAATGCAAAATGTCCATTTTGTACGTCAAGTTGTGTATCTTTTAAGATGTACTTCATGACGTATCGATATGATTTATATGAAGGTTTTTCGATATAAACATATCCTCTTGGTGTTTTACTTTCAGTATCCCACCAATATTTCCAATGAATACGCTTTTCGTATTCAATGTTTTTTGGCACTTTACCCTTAAAAAAGAGTATAGCGTGCCAATGTGCGCGTCCCTTAGTTGATCCATATTCACCCGCTACGATGTATCGTACTTTATATCCTTCGTTTCTCAGGCTTTTCATAAAGAGTTGATAATGTTTATATACTAGAGTTGCGCTTTCTGGAGTATCTCCATCGCCGTAGGTCAATGTTATACTCAGTGTTTCGTCACTATGGTGACTTTCGGCAATGCATCTTCCAACATAGTCATTTACTTTGTTTTCCCTGCATTGCCAGCATTTGTGACAGGCAACAAGGCCAACTTCGCTTATGTTATTTGGTGAAATACACATGTTTTTTCTTCGTTGCCTCGTTTCCAGTCACTAAATGCATATACTGACAAGAGTGGTATATGTTTCCGCCAAACCCCCCTCCGATCCTTGACGTCTACGGGGGGTTTGGCTGATGTTGGGTTAATATAATATTTCCCCATCATCGGTTTTTAGCGTTTTCCAACCTTTTATCTGCCAGTGAGCAGGGTCGTAAAACTTCCATTCATACCCACATTCCATGTCGATATTCATTTTTCGGGCAACTTCCATACCAATTGTATAGAGCATTGCCCATTCTTTTTCATGCAAATCCCAACCTTTAACACTGTGAATAATATCCACAGCAAGCCCATATTGATGGGGGCTTTTGTTGGCCTTTGCTAATGTGAAGCCTTGTTTATACAAGTTTGTTTGCTGTTCAGCAGAACGCCACATTTCACTAGCAAATACGGGTATATTATACGCCTTACAGGCTTTAACCATTTTGCGTTCAAATTCTATCAAGTCAGGGTGTGCGCCTTCACGCACAGCCCTTAATTGTTGTTCCTTATACTTGTTAGAATTTATAAAAGACTTATTACTTAGCGCTTGTATCGCTAGTTGATGCGTCTTCGCTTCTGGCAACCGTTTCACTGGTGTCTGAAGTGCTTTCTTCACTTCCTTCCACGTTGTCTTCTGATATCCCGCTTGGAGGCATAGATGGTGCATTTCCTGCTTTAAGCTCTGGGAAAGTTTTTGCATTATCTTCAATAACCTCTTCATTTTGCGCTTTTACCTTTGCAATTTCAGCCAAGAGAATTTGTTCTCTTTCTGATTGTGCTGTTTTTACCATATGCATTAGTCGTTCCATTTCTGGGTTACGAGTTCTACGCATCTCAAGACCAGTAAACTTAACGTCAGACATTTTTTCAACAATGTGGTCTGACGCACGATTTTTGTATGTGATTGACGCGCTTTTGTCCTTACTGACTGCGCGCACATACAATGTGCTAGAAATAGATGTTATCAGCGTGAAGAGACCTTCATCGCTAACCAATAGTTTTTCATCTTTAAAATCTTTTGTGTTTGAACCATACAAAGCAACTTTGTCGCTTGTATTAAATTCAACACGAATTGTGCGGCTTGTGCCTTTGACAATAAATTCTAAAGTTTCGTTTAACTTTAATTTATTCCATCCATCGAGTGCTTGAATTTGATAACGTTTCATTTTTTTTCCTATATTGTTAATTACCCTGGTAAAAATTACTTTTTACCAGGGCAGGGGAGGGGACTTTTATGCTTTTGTTAATCTTGTTTGATCAACATCTGCCATGACATGGTCATAATCGTCGGTTGCTTCTTTTAAAGCTCCGCCGAATACTGTATTGCCTGTAATTTCAAACGTACCGCGTGCCGTAATTTCGAACGCGTCACTTGTTGAATCTGCAAATACCTTATGGTGAACATTGTTACAGAGATAAAAATCTTCCGTTAATTCTGGATCAACAGTTTCGTTTGCCCAGATTTTTTGTCTGTCCTCATCAAATGCAGCATCAACATCTGGGCGGTAATATTTACCGCCAATATTTGGCGCGCTACGCATGTATTCATGGTTAAGCGGAGCATAACCAAAAATAGCATCTGGATTTGTATGATCGACATCAATGTGTGAATTGGTGACGATTGAGACTTTTTCAGGATCGAGTTCATTTTTTGTAAACTCTGGATAATTATTAACATCTGTTGTATGTAAATAATGATCTTTTTGTCGCTCAAATAACTGCTCTGGAGTTATTTCTGCGGTTATAACAATTACGCCACCTGTATTTATAGCAGGAGTTCTCATTGTTATGTCGACCAATGCACCACCAACTGTTACAGACTCGTCAAGATTTGCCGCGTCTGATGCAAAGCGTTGTTGATAACCCATTTGCGTACGTTGTTGTGCTAATAATATTGGTTGTTTCATTGCTTGGTCAGGAATTCTAATTCCAGACATTAATGTGTCAATAATGTAATCGTCATCATGGCCTTGAAACATGCTTCGTGCTTTTGCAAAAGCTTGTGTTTTTTTAGCCAATTCAATATTTGATAATGAAACAGATATACCATCTTGTTCCATTTCAACCCAAATTTGATTGCCCCAATCGAAATCACCTTCATTGCCTGTTGGCACGGGAGCATTTATTGGCCCTGACGGAGTTAAAAATCTTGTATCAGTTGGATAAGTACCATAACTTCCAGAATGTAATGATAAATTACCTGAAGTGACATTTAATCCGACTTCGCCGTCAATAATTGCCTGATCAAAATCTGGAACAATGTGTGCCATTGTTGTGTGATTCCAAAATGCTTGTGCTAATGAAGTATCCGTCATTGTTCGCATTGTTAAACTTGATGAACGCTGTTTGCGTCTAAAGTTTACAACAGTATTATATGCCTCGATGTAATCGCGGTTTACTGTTGCTGAACCTTGGGCGTGCATACCTAAAGTTTTATAAAACTCATTATCAGCTTGGCTGAATGTATGTGTTTCAATAAATGGGATCGGAGTTTCTCCGTCCTCACGTGGTACGCCTTGATATGACCTGTTTAAATCGTCCATTCCATTAAAACGATCAAATGCTAACTTAGGGACTAAGTGAGCATTTACAGTCACGTTTACGCCGTTGAATAACGTTTCGGCAGTTTCCATCATTTCCACTGCGATTTGCATTCTTGATCGCTTTACACCGTCTTCGCGGAGTAGTGGTATACATGCCACAGGTATAATTTTACCTGCGTTTCCTGATGTAATAACTGTCTTTTGATCTATCCTTGTTGATCGCTTTGGCGTCAACGGAGTTGTCAAAAGATTGTTTTGATTCATTCCATTAATCATTTTTTTGTTTTCCTTTTGGTTTTATATTGCTTTCGGCAATTCTTGCATTTGCATGGTTTTTTCTTAGTCAAAGGCATTGCCTATGACTTTGTAACCATTCCAATTTGTTGATAATTTTGGTGTATGAATATAACTTTGCACAATCTTTTGATCATTTACTGTGCTTCGTATTTCAGACATTGGTGTTGTATCTGCAGGTGCAGTATTCCACCAATTTTTTACAGCTGTTAAACCTTTATCTCTTAAATTGATTGCTTCTAAAAATAAATTAAAAGCTCCTTGGGTTAACATTTGATCAGCTTCAAATTCAGTAAAAGGAAGTGGTATTCTTTTACCCTGGCGTGTTTCAAATACTCCCCACATAGATTTTATTTTTGCGTCTACTGTTCCAAATCCAGTTGCTGTAACGGCTTCGCGTGATACTGGATCTTGTACAAAATCATAAACACCTAATTGGTGCGTTCCGTTATTTAATTTAGCATTAGTAAATAAATCTGATGTTCCTAATATATCACCACTAGATATACCTGTTCTAGCTAAACTTGGCATTGAATTTGCTACTTGATTTTTCAAGTATTGCATTTCCAAGCCTTCTTTTTGACGATTAATTTGTCCGCGTTGAAAGCTTTGATAACCTTTAAATGCGTCTCCCATAACGTCTGTAAAATTACGACTTGGCATTGAAGACAGTAGGGGAGCTACATATCTTGTTGTGCCAACTTGCGTTGTGGTTGATGTTACTCTTGAATTTGCCCCTGCTGTTCGCAATGCTGTTAATGGATTAATGCCTGCTTTTTCTGCGTCTCTTATAACGCTATCAAAATCTGCTTCGTTAGTAGTCACTGTTTCAACAGGACGACTATTGTTTTCCATTTGTTTGTTTGTGTTTTCAGCGGCTATCGTTGCTACACGGTTGTTTTCTGCTACTTGCTTTTCAAGTGTTTTTTGTGTTTTTTTACCGTCTAATGCTCCGCCTAGACCTGCTCCTATTACAGTTCCAACTGGACCAAATAATGTTCCAATTGCTCCGCCAATTGCGCTAAAAAATCCCATTATAATGCTCCCATAAATGGTGCAAATAATGCGATACCTAATATTATTCCTGCTATTGCATGAAATATTGTTTGTTTAATCATTTTACATACCTCCTTGAAAGGAGGTCGATGCCGACGCCGCTTGCGACTGTTATTCCAATGATTATGCTATCGACTTGTGCGCTAGCTATACCTAAACCCGCAAGATATGCGCCTAATAAGGTACCACATCTAGTGATGATAGGTTTTAGTATTTGTTTAATTAATAGAAATTGCAACTTTTACTCCTCTTTGTTAAGAGGGCTTAAAGTGTCCTTTGGCCGATAATATATATTATGATCAGCTTGAGACTTTTGTGTTAAACCCTATATGTAGTATTTCGATATTTTTATCGTGTTGTCAACACTTTATTTGCACCAAGGTACAAATTCTTTACTTCCACCCGTACCTTTTTGAGCCTTTTTACTGTCTGGGCGTTGTTTACATACTTTTTCACGTCGCGCGATTTTATCGACTGATTGTTTATCAGGCTGTGTTTGTCTGTTGTTTACTTTTCGCCCTGTTTGCTGATTCAGCAAAATTGGCGTTTTCCGAGACGGAACTCGATCAATTGACAAGTTAGGCATTGGGGGTAGGGTTACTGGCGCTTTGCGCTGTGTTCTCCAACGTCCTAATATTTGTTTAATAAGATTTCTATTTTGTTTTGTTGTTGTAGTATTATTTTTTTTACTACTACTGCTACTTTTTTTACGTGCCATGCGTTAATACCTTTTCTTCATGTGTCATAGGTCTTAGCCATAATAAATTCCATTGATTTGCAATGTTTTTAATTACAACAAATTCATCATCATAATTTTGTATTTGTGGTGCATGCCATCGATCATTTTTACTTTGTAAATGATTAAATAATTCTTGCCATAATGTTACAGGATCACTTCCGACAAGTTTGTCTTCGTATTCCTCTATTATGTCGCTATATGGCATTTTTCTGTTACTAAACGCATGTTGGTCGAGCCATTCATGTAAATAATATTTACAAAAATTTTCACGCGTTTTTCCTTGGATCATAAATTCCCTGCGGTTTCCTTGACCATCAAATTCGTTATCGAATGAATACATAAATGTTTGTGGTGCAAGTCCACTGTCGACATATTTTTTTGCCAGTTCCCTAAAATATTGGTCTC